ACCCAATGATGGGTGCCTCGTAGGACAGACTTCCGTCCTATTCAATAGTGACCCTATTGTATCAACACTCGGTAAGACTACTATGGCCACACGGGTTAGGACACTATCCGGAAGGATAGTTGGAGGTGAGGGAACTTGGGCTGGTAGCCCAATCTCCGCCTCCTATCCGACACTTCGTGGGTCATGCACCGATGTGGTTGGTGACTTTGGTGGCAACCACCCGCTTACTCTCAAACGAGAGGAAACGTTTGGTTCACTCTATGTCCGGGAAAGTGGCTCCTTGATACTTCCGTATCCTGGAATGCCCACTAACTGGCACAATGAGTCCTGGGGTGACTGGGGACCGCAACCTGCGCTCTCCAGTTACGTAAATCGCGTTCTAGCGACTTCCGGGCCACTGAGTCCTAATCTCAACCTCCCTCTTTTCATTATCGAGCTGAGGGATATCCCCGGTATGCTTAGGCATGCCGGGAATCTACTGCACAAGATCGTTAGGCCTTCTGGCCTGAATCCTGTGAAGGAAGCCGCGGCAGCGAACCTAGCCTATAAGTTTGGCTGGGCTCCGCTGATCGAGGACCTAGGGAAGCTTCTTGACTTCGCTGATGCTGCTAGAATACAGCAACAGAGAATAAAGAAAGCTTACTCCAGTAGAGGGGTGCGTCGAAAAGTGAACCTCGGAAGCGACTCCAAAGGCTTTACTGGATCATCTCTGATCTGGTCGACCTATGGTAGCTTTCTCCAGCCGCAGTGGATCGGGAGTGGAAACTCCACCACCTGGGCCACTGTACGCTGGATAGTCCGAGATCCGAGCCGGTATGGGTATGAGCCCTCTTTTAATGAGGCTCTTAGAACATCTCTTGGCTTTAACGCTGGGCAGATCCCTATAACGGTTTGGAAGGCGATCCCATGGACATGGATGATTGACTGGTTTACAGACATATCGAATGTTCTGCAGGCCAATTATAACTCCATATACTTCAAGCCTTATCGGCTGAGTATCATGAGGACCTCCGTCACCCGGGTTGAGCATAAAGCCATCCTAAACATCGGCGGAAATCCAGGTAATTACCTGACCGCCGGTACTCGGGTGGTGACGTTCAAATACCGGTATGCAAATAATGCACCGAGTGCTAGTCCAACCTTGCGCCTGCCCTTTATGGACGGGTACAAGCTGTCAGTCCTGGGTAGTTTGGCTGCCCTAAAGTTTCTTAAGTGAAACAGACAGGCAGTTAGATGAACCAGGAGAACGCCAAATGTTTGCTGCTACTCTCACTCTGACGATCGCGGGTAACGCACGTGTGCTGAACCGCGTTAATCAGGATGCGTTCGGCTCAGAGTATTCCTATTCGGATGCTCTGCAGTCGATCACCATGAAGATCCGCCATAGTCAGGATTCTCCTGATGCTGACGGTATCACCATGAAGAGACACAATGTGTTCGTTGAACACGTCGTGTATCCTACCCTGACTTTGCCCATGAAGAAATACACGAGCACGGTCACCATGCGGAATGGCAAGTTCGACGACCCGGTGGGTTCGGCCGACCTGTTCAAGGCGGTCGCTGTCCTCCTGGCCGCGAATTCCTCGCAGATGGTCACCGACCTTTCGGTCGGGATCAACTGACGAACTTCGCCTCCTCCGTATGATGGGTTCAGCGGCACCACTGCCTCACGGCATGTGTCGTTGACCTTCATGTAGAGAGAAAACAGTCAAGCACATAGATAGAGGACCCTCCAGAAGGAGCCCCCATGAAAAGCTATGTACTTACGGCGTTCACCATCTACGCCGGCATCCTTAAGGATGCTACCACGAGATGGTCTAACCTTGAGGCTTCACTAGAGAAGGACTTGTCCTACCTCAGTAAAGCTGTCGAATCGAGAGGTTTACCGTTCATCACGATACTCCTCCCCTCCATGGCGAAGACACTACTTCAGTGGCTAGACCGTGGAGTCATGGATAGTTCGGAGATTCCGCAAGGATATCCCTGCTATCAGAAGAGGCCCAAGCTATTTGGGGATCTCTTCAACATGATATTCGATAATCAAGGACGTCTTCGGCTAGACGGCGACGTCGAGGCCGTGGCGATCTTGTTTCAGCTTCTTAGCTGTTGCAAGAACGTACGGTTAGACTGTCACCCCTCAAGAACAAAGGAGACTCTTGATGAGTTCTTCGCTATTGAGGAAAGTCTGCCGGCTTCTTATCCGGACACTTGGGATAGTGATATCCCGAAGTGGGAACCAAGGTACGGACACCCCCTCTGGGGTGCCGGACGATCAGGTGTCGCCTCCGAACAGGAGGATATTCCTGGTCTTATTCATCATGGTTCTAATGGCCCTTCTCTGCCTTGGAATGATCTCAGAGCTCACGCTCGCAAGATTGTTCACGGGTGGATTGGGTCAATTCCAGATTGGGAGTTGGAGCCAAGACATGGCCCAGGAGCGGTCGCGGAAGGCATACGTGGGGACAAATACGCGTTCCCATCATGGCCTACCAAGCTCGAGAATCGCTTCCCGTATGATTGGTTTGGCTCAGGGGCCTTACAGCCCTCAAGCTATCCCGACCATAGAGAGCGATCCTCCAGGCTCATTGCAGTTCCCAAGTCCCAGAAGGGGCCCAGGCTTATCTGCGCTGAACCTGTTGCTCACCAATGGATCCAACAAGGGATCTGGCGGTGGCTGGAGTCTAGAGTGGAGAAGACGCCTTTGCAGGCGTCCATCCGTTTTAGGGACCAAAGTGTCTCCGCAAGGAGAGCACTAAGCTCCTCCCATAGTGGCGAGCTGTGCACAATTGATTTGAGCTCAGCAAGCGACCGGGTCTCCACACGGCTCGTCGAGTATCTCTTCCAGGGGAGCAATCTCCTGGATGCGCTACACGCGTGTCGCACAAGGACCATGGTTCAGAACATCTCAGACGACCATCCAAGGATGATCGTTCTTCGGAAGTTCAGCACTATGGGATCCGCAGCAACGTTCCCGATTCAAACTCTTGTGTTCTACATACTCGTCACATGGGCTCTTAAGCTTGTGTGCGAGGAACCGGGATATGAGGGCCCTAGTTGGGCGCCTGCGGACGTCACGATATTCGGGGATGATATCATTGCCCCGAATGTTGCATATCAAACCATCAAGCTCGTTTTAACCGAGTGTGGACTCAAGGTAAACGATTCCAAGACCTTCACGGGTAGTTACTTCCGTGAAAGTTGCGGAATGTACGCTTTCAGGGGGGTAGATATATCCCCTGCGTACTACCTTGCACCGTATGATGGTTCCCCCAGTTCTCTGACCACCACCGTCGAGACGTCCAACAATTTCCACTTGCGTGGGTATTGGAAAGCGGCCGAGGCGGTGCTGTCCCAGGTACCGGAACAGGAGCGTAAGAAACTCCTTGTGACGGGCCAGGGAAGAGCTGGAGGCCTGAACCTCGTATCTTACTGCGGTGACGGTTACCACTTGCATAAAAGCAAGTGGGATCCCGACCTGCAGCGAGACTACGTTAAGGTCCTGACTGTGTCTCCTAAGACACAGCGGACCCTTGGTCCAGGTGAGTCGTCACTTTCTCAGTATTTCTTTGAGAAGCCTAATCCCGAGTTTCCTTGGGCGTCAGGCAGAGTGACGAGCGTCAAGCAAAGGAAGCGCTTGGCGCGGGTCTACGTAAAGTAGGTGAGAAGGCAAGCCTTCCACGGGTGAGCAGCAGTGCTCACCCCCCC